GATCTGATTAATCTGGGTGTTGACGTGGCCAATCTGGCCGCCAAGTGGCAGAGCGCGAGTGGGACTATCAAGGAAACGCCCGCCCCGACTCCTGCCCCTGCCATGACCGAGGAGCTTTCCAAGTTTATCCGCGAGTCTACCAAAGCAGCCAGGGAATTTCGCCAGTCCGTGGAAGAAGCCGCCGCCGAGGGACCCGCCCGTATTCTGCTCAACGTTCAAAGAGAACTGGAGCAGATGACGACGTTCGTTGACGAAAAAGGCGCGGTGTCGCGAGTGCGACTGACAGCCGAAGCCCGTGCCGACATGGAGAAAGCCCTTCAGGGCCAGGTACTGGCACTTTTGAAAGAGACCACCGCCAAGGTGAGGGAAGCGGACCAGAATCGCTATGATCTTTTGCTGGGTTATGAACAGACATTGTTGCAGCGCAAGATTTCCTTGGATGAGGAAGAGCTACGCAAGGCCAGCGAAGTCTCTGCCAGTCTGCAACAATTGGACGAGCGTGCCCTGACCGTACAGCGCGACTCGCAACTTCGCAATCTCGAACTGATTAATGCCAGTACGGTGTCCGAGAAGGTCGCCGTGGAACAGCGCAAGCTGGATATCGAGCTGGAATATTTGCAGCGCATGCACGACTTCCGGATGCAGGAGATCGCCACGACGAGAGATACCGAGATTGCCGCCTTGCGCGCCGTGTACGGCGAGAATTTGCGGAACAAGGAAGCTCTCCGGAAACTGGAAGAGATCGACAGGCGCGATGCCATCCGGAAGGCACAGGAACTTGCCGACTATCAAGCCGCCATCGACGCCGCCCGACAGACCGTCGCCATCCGGCAAGCCAGTATTGCCCAGGGTGAACAGCAGCGCGTGTTCGACTCCCTGAAACGGCAGGCTGAGGGTGTATTCGATGCTCTGACCGTGCGATCCGAATCCGTCGCCAGGGCCATCGCCAACGCTTTCAAGACAGCCATACTGACCGCTATAAAAGAGATCGTTAGTTCCCAGGTCGCCCGGTTGCTGATGCGCCTGTTCAGCGGCGTCGGTTACGCCCCTGCCGGTGGCGCGGGCGGAGGGGGCGTGGGATTCCGGAGTGTGGCCGCGTCGTTACTGGGAGCCGGACTCGCGTTTGGAGGGGCCGGTATGCCGGGAGGGACCGCGGGATTCGCCGGTCCGGTGGAAGCCATTCGTACCACATGGGGCGGGTTGAATGCTTTACAACTTGCGCCAGGGTCCATGGTTCCATTGGCGCAGGGAGCGCAGGGAACCGCCTCGGTCGCCCCAGCCATGGGACTGGGGACCAGCCTTACTGCCGGTCTCGGCGCTTTGCTGACTATCGCTGCCATTCAGCGCCGTTCTGGTATCGGTGCTGTTGGAGGATCTGCTCTGACCGGAGCCGCGCTGGGATCTGCCGGATTGCTGGGACCTGGATTCGGTGCCGCCGCCGGAGGTGTAGCCGGTGCCGGATTCGGTCTCGCCGCGGCCGGAGTGATGCGGGGCGGACTGTCCGGTTTGGGGATGGCAATCGGCGGCGGTGCCCTGGTAGGTTTGCAGTTCGGCGGTCCTATCGGTGCCGCCATCGGAGCCGGGGCCGGTGCGATTGCCGGATTGATCGGACTGTTCCGGAAGTCCGCCGTGGAAAAAGCCAGGGAAAAGATCCGCGCCATTTACGGTGTGGAAGTTCGCGACAAGGGAATCCTGAGGCAAGTTGTTGAGATCGCCAAGCAATCTTTCGGCGGCAGTCTTGATACTGCCATCCGGGGAGCGCAGATCCGGGAATTGATTGTGCTTTACGCCTTGTCTACCGGACAGCGCGGGAATTTTCCTGCCAAGATGCAGCCGCTCATCGTGGCACAGTCCGCCGGTGTCTTGTACCCGATGCCTGCCGGATTGACGCAACCAGCCGGGATCAGTCCTCTGCCGTCCGGGTTAGTCCAGCCCGGAGGTGCCGGACCCGCCGGGGAGCCGGGGGAGATCGGCGCTATCGGAAAAGGATTGATGAATCGCGTCATATCGCAGGTGAAGCAGGAAATTTCTACTGCGGTCCGAGTCGAGGTGCCGTTAACGCTTGACGGGCAGGTGATCGAAAGGAAAACGCTCGAGGTGATGCTGAAGAACGGACGCGCGGTTTCGGCTGCCATAGTCTCCGGAGCCAAGGCCAATGCCGGACGTAGGGAACTTGCTGCTCTTCAGTTGAGTCCGGGGGCGTTGACAAGCTAGAGGTGAGACATGAAGCCAGGGCAGTATGATCTGACCATCTACCAGGGAGCCGACTTGGATCTTCCCATGACGTGGCAGAGCGACGCCGAGATGGTGTACGATCTGTCCTCGCATACCGCCAGGTTGCAGGTGAGAGCCAACAAGGATTCCACTACGGTGCTGTTGGAGATGACCAGCCAGGGAGGGCAGATCGTTCTCGCCGCCGTGTCTCCTAACATCAAACTGGTACTGACTGCCGCCGTTACTGCTCTTATCACCTGGACGGAGGGCGTGTATGATCTGGAGCTTGTCGAGCCGGGTGGAAAGGTCATCCGGTTGCTGGAGGGGTTGGCCCGTGTCTCTGGAGAGGTGACGCGGTGATGAAAGATTTGCAGGACAGAATCAATGTCGCCGAACAGAGTGATGGAAGCTTGTTGCTCTCTCCCGATCCTACGCCGGTGTCCGTACCAATCGGATCAAGCGGCGCTCAGGGGGAGCAGGGGCCCGCCGGTTCTAATTTTGAGAAAGGGCTTCTCGCCGATCGCCCCGGATCGCCTACCGAAGGGAGCGTTTACTACGCCACGGATACGAATCAGTTCAGCGTTTTCTTTCAGTGAGGTATTATGAGTGTCTTGATTGTTCATGAGCCCGTTGCTGATACGGTACAGATCACCTCTCCGGGTCCGCAGGGCATTTCCGGTCAGGGCATTCTTGTCGGGCTGGAATCCGAGAAGCCCGGTTCGCCTTCCGAGGGAACCGTGTTTTCTGCTACTGATACAAACAAGGTGTATATCTATATCGAATGAGGAGGTGACCCGTGGGATCATGGGTTAACTTTTTGCTGACCGGCGATGCCATCAGCGAGGTTGAGGGCGAAGCTACTCTGGACTTGACTGGTGATGTTACCATTGTCGGTTCCGGAAAATCGCTGGAGCTTGTCAACCTGAAGATGGAGTCGCCAACCGAACTGACCATTTCGGGCGGGGCCATCACAAGGACGCAGGTCCACCATCGGGTTGACACCGAGGGGGATGCCGGTAGCGATGAGTTGGACACCATCGCCGGCGGCGCGGACGGAATGATTCTCATCATTCGCCCGGAGGACACCGCCCATACAGTCAACGTCCGCCATAACCAGTCACCCGCCGGGGCCAACAACATCCTGCTGTCCAACGGGAGCAACTACTCGATGGACGACGACAGTGACGTTCTGATGCTCTACTACGATGCGCTCTTGGATACCAATGGCGCATGGGTGGAGATTGCCCGCGGCGCTGGCGGTGTTGCGACGTTGAGCAACAATACACCAGAAGCCGTTGACGGTACTGCCGGGTCTGCCGGTGTTGGTGGTGCTGGTTCGCGCGACGACCACGTTCACGCACTGGGTCCACTGGTTGCCGATCTGGACTTTGACCAGAACGAAGCGAAGAGCCTGATTCTGGAAAATTCCACCGGCCCCGATCCGGCTGCTGAAGTCGAAGGTCAGATTTACTATGACACCGGGTCCAATCGCCCGAAAGTGTGGGTGATCTGATGAAGCCAAAGGCTGAGAAGAAAACCGTCAGCGAGCGGGTTATCCAATCATTACTCAAGCGTCATGCGCAGGACCTGGAGCTTGAGTATACAAGGGACCGTGCAGAGCAGGCGACTCGACTGCACAATGCAATTGTCGGTGTAATGGCGACAATCAAGCCGTCGGTTGAGACGATCCTGTACGTGTTCAGAATGATCGAGCACGAGCTTTGCATGCAGGAAAATCGCCGAGTGCGGCTGCACGGTCCCGGTGTGGTTCCACAATTGGAGAGACCGTTTACCGGCCCCGCTCGTTCCCCGCAACCGGAAGAGAAGAAAGAACAGCTAAAACCGACCGCCATAGTATCATCTGCGGTCTAGCCTCGGGGGTGGCTTCCGATGGGTGCGTGGGTAGGGTTAGCCTATCAATTTGAAGACGAGCACGCGTTGATCTGCGGCAAAGCAGGGGCTATTCCCTCTGCAACTGCCAACGATCAGGCCGATTTTCTCGTCGTGGTGCCGTTTAACATGACCTGGAAGCGGATCAAGGTCAGCGTGCTCACGAAGCCATCTTCGGACACGACCATTCAGATTCGGCGTTCCACGAACAGCGGTGAGAGTTTTAGCAATGCCTTTGGGACGTGTACTGTAACCGCTTCCGGGAACGCCAAAGCGTTTTCATCCGATCCGTCCGATCTTGATGTCGATGAGGGTGACGTGCTGAATTTTTCCATCACTGGCGGGGGCGGTGACGGTACCAACATTTTGGTGGAAGTGATCGGCGTGGCACGATAGGCTGTGCCCGGAATTACGGTTCCGCCATACAATCGAGAATTAGGAGCAGACAATGGCTCAAAGAACAAACGTCATAGGCGGTTTTGCAAACGGTTTGGTTCGGGCCGAGATCGACTGGAACGACGCGAACGGGCAGATGATTCGCTATAAAGTCGTCAACGCTTCGGACTATCCGGCCAACATGTACGCCCTGCTAGACCCGCCGATTGACGGCTACAGCAGGGTGGACCTGCTTTGTCCGGCACATCAAGAGGTTGAGAAGAATCTGCCGACCAACAAGGTGAAATACACCAAAGTCATCGACCCCGACGACGGGAGTGTGTCTTGGAGCCTGATCGGGATTTCGATTTTCTGCCGATGGCCTGCATAGAACAAAACAGATCTTGTTACTTTCGGGGCCGACGATGGGAACGGGACGGTCCGCTCTACCGCCCCTCACGCCATCGTTGCGGCCCGATGCACAAGCCGCTTCGTCCTGATTCACCTTTCTATCGCTGTCGCTGTGGCGGTCGCTGCGGCGTTCTGTTGTGGACGCCCGACGAGCAACGAGTTACGTTCTGGGTCGCGCTTGCAAGGACAGCACTTGGCACAGCGGTAGCCAAGACTAGCGGCAGTCTTATTGTCGAAATCTCCGGTATTTCGTCAGGACATCTGCTAATCGTCTGCTATGCAGGTGATGCGGGAGCGACAGCTCCCTACTACCGATACAACGGCGTTGATACCGACGTTACATTCACCCGAGATGTTTATGCCGATAATTCCGGGAATGTCATCACTGAAATTTGGAGCGCCGTTACCACTCAGGCATCCGAAAGCGGCGCGGACATAGTAACTTGGGGTGCTGATGCGCACGCAGTTGCTTGCGTGCAAGTTACCGGCAATGCCGCATCACCGTTCGACAAGGCATCCGCGGGTACGGGTTCGGGTACAAGTCCCTCTTCCGGTCCAACTGCCACAACATCACAAGCTGATGAGTTCTGCATAGGTGCGGTCGGGACTGAAGGTCCTGTAGAAGATGCCAGCGGAAGTTGGGCCACCAGTGGCAACGGTTGGTTAGGCACAAATGTCAATGGCCAGCGGGACGGTACTACTGGTCCTCCTGCGCACAAGAACATCACCATCAGCGAGGGCTACAGAATTGCCACGGCAGTGGATGAATATTGCGCCCTAAAAAACGGGATCGACGACGCCGACTGGGCGGCGTGCGTTGCCACTTATAAGGCCGAGACGGGCCCCCCGCCGTCCGCGATTGGTCCTCCGGTGGGTGCCCAGATTGTCTGAGGGAGACGGGAAGACGGGTTGTAGACCTATGAAAACATCGCATTACGTCGCATCTCAGCGCCTTTTAGAGGGTCTCCCGTGTCTGATTACCCCTTTTTGGAGTACGGGTTCTGGGAGGTAAAATGCCCGGGGCTGTGCAGATCGCCAATCCGTTGACAGTGATGCCGGAGAGCCTATGTTCCATGTTCGTGCATTCGCGCAATTATCCTCTTGTCATTAATGAGTACAGGGACGGGCGGTCGCAGCGTAGCGTCTGGGCTTCTACCAGTCGCAAAGAGTGGAGGTTGCAGAAGATTCTCAGCGCCGAGGAGACATCACTTCTTAAAGCCTTTTACGAAGCCCGCAAGGGACCGCTAGAGTCTTTTTATTTTTACGATCCGTGGGACACGTCGCCGCAGTTCAGCTACGATCCGTCCGGGGCCACGTACACCGGACGTTACACGGTGCGGTTTACGGGAACGTGGCCGCAGTTTACCGAGTTTGGTTTCAGCACAATAGAGATCGGGCTGATTGAGATTTACTGAATCGGTCCGAAAAGGAGAGATAAGAGATGAGAAAATATTCCGTGATTGGCAATGCCACCTGTACGCAGAGTGCCACGTTGCCGCTAATTACCCTGATTTCGACTGCGAACATCCGTCCTCGCATCAACGATGTCGTTCTCGGTTCGGGCGCTTCGCCGGTGGATCAGAACGGGCGCTTTGCCTTGCAGCGTTGTACGACTGCGGGAACGCCCGGATCTTCCCTCACGCCACAAGCTCTCAATCCCGACGATCCCGCGGCCCTTGCCGGGTCCGGGTTGGCCATCTTTTCCGCCGGTCCGACGCTGACCGCCAATGCCTTTGTGTTGCAACTGGCCGGCGCGATGCGGTCTACCATTCGCTGGGTTCCCAAAGACGGGCATGAGATCGTACTGCCCGCCACGGCCAGCTATGGTGTCGCCCTGATGGCTTTGCAGGTCTCAGCCGCCTGGGATCTGAGCATGATGATCCACTACACCGAGTAGTCATCATGCCGGAATACAAACACGTTCCCGATCCGCACGGGGCCATTATCGTGGACGGGCATGAGGTCGCCAATACACTACAATGTTGCCACTGCGGCTGCCACTTTGTCAGTGTGAAGGGTAGCGGCACTGTGCGCGGGTTCTGCCTGCGTTGCAGTGCCGTTACCTGTGGGAAACCGGAATGCGATCGGTGCGTCCCGTTCGAGAAGCAATTGGAGATTATCGAAAGGAAAGCCCATGGCCTACCTGGAAGCTGAATTTCAACAGGCGGATGTCACCGATGCCGTGAATCCGATTCCTGCCGATCCTCAAGTCTTCGCCGAGCCCGTACTGATGCTTGTTGACTGGCAGGAGCGCGTCACCGCCGACCGTTACTCCGCACCCGACACTTCCAGCATGGTCGCGGTGTTCTGACGAGCCGTGCCGGATTACATCGGTAATATTGCCGTTCCGGAGATCGTGCCAATTGGTACGTTCCCGCTCGTACCCGATCACGGTTACGGGACCGCCATTGAACCCGTCGTCGTTACGCACCAGTTCGGCAGCGGCGACGCCAAAATAGAACAGCGGTTTTACCTCGGATCAGGTGCGAAGAAATTCATCGTTAGGGTCGGTTCGCTCACGGACACCGAGCGCCAGAGTCTGCGGGAGTTCTGGGAAGCCAGAAGAGGCGGGTATGGCGCTTTCACCTATAACGCCCCAAACGATCAGGGCACCGGAACTACAGCCTACACTTGCCGGTTTGGCCCTGAGCCGTTGACGTGGGAGTTTCTGCTAGATCATATATCTTCGTTCGGCGTAACGCTGATCGAGATCCCTTCCACCACACCCACCTACAATATCGTTCAAACCCTGGAACGGTTTCCCGATTCATTGCTTGCGACTTCCCTGCTCTCACAAGTGCAGGAAATGATTCCGCTGATGAAGATTCAGCCGCGCGAATCCGGGTATCCTGCCATCTATATCTCCGATCGCCGTGTGCAGATTAGCGGAGTTGGCGGGCAGTTATACTTGCCCCGCCTGATTGACTTCGAGGGGATTGCCCAATCCCTCGGTAACGAATCCGATCAGGCCCAGTTCATTTTGGGCAATGCCGACCGGGTGATGAAGGATGTCGTAAACGATGTCGATTTTTTCCGCGCTGAGTTGGAATTTTCGCTGTACCACGTCGCCACCGGGATCAAGCTGGATCTGTGGAAAGGCGACGTAATCGACTGGCGCCTCGATGCCGGGCCGTTTTTATATCTCACCGCTGCCGATGGCATTTACGAGTTGAACTTGCCTTATCCCACCCGCCGGATCTCTCGCACCTGTTGGAAACCCTTCGATAGAGGCGACGCCTGTCCGTTTAGCCTGTACGGGAGTATGGACTACGGGCACTTCCCGTCTGCCAGCCCGGTATCCTGCGACAAGGGATATGATACACCCAACGGCTGTTTGGCTCACGGGATGAAGAAGTACCACGGCGCATTGCCGGTGGAGCCGGAAGGTGTACGGATCAAAGACAATTCCACTGGGACATGGGGATTTGGCCGGTCTTCGATCACTAGCGTGTCGATCAAATCGGAATCCGTCTACGATCAGGTGGTGCCGGAGATTTACACCGACGCCGATATGGCCGTGAATTGCAAAGTTGCCTCCGGTCGCGATGAGAGTGACTTCTATGACGCTCTGGGAATAGTCGGCGAGGGGCCGATTGTGTTCGGTCGCGGGCACAAGCTGGATGGACAGTTTCATCACGGATACCCCGGCGGTCTCGGGCTTCGCGAGGTTGAAGGCGACGATCCCGCTGCAGACGGGGATTATCTCTCCTTGAGCCAACTAGGTAACAAGGTCGGCGGCGACTGGCGCAAGGTCTACTATGGCGCGAGCACGTACAAAGACAACTTCGCCGCTGGCACCGCATTTCTCGAATTGCGCCGGGCAGACGAAAAGGGTTTGCAACTGAGTCGGCCCGCCGATCACACCATGGAAGCCGTGGTCTCGCAGGGATTGAAAGGTTGGGTCTGGTCGGGTTCCGGACAGAGATCGTGGCAGACGTTGACAAATCCGATCTGGGTTGCCCTGAACATGATGTTGCGCGCCCGCGGGCTGCGGTACGCCGATGTCAGCACCGCCGAGAAATATTTTCACGTTGGCGCCTGTGTTGCCGCTGCGAGCATCTGCAACGAAGTTGTTACCAAGATGGTCGGTTCCGGAACGGAGACGCAGTTCAAGTTTCGCGGAGTATTGCAGGAGGAGAAACCACTTCGAGATTGGATTCAGGAAGTCTTGATGAATGCCTTGGGATACTTTTCTTTCGCCTTTGGCAAATTCAAGCCGGGTATCCGGGTGAATTCATCCGCCGTCGAATCATTCACGCTGGGGAATATTATATTCGAGAGTCTGCAACTGGCACCTCGCAAGCCTGCATTCAATCATCTGACTGCCAATTTCGCCGATGAGGAGTTCGAGTTCGCCAACAATTCCGTGGTCCTGTACGACATAGACCATGCTTCGTATATCGGCGGGGTCGCGTCTCCTTTGTATCTGAAGGGCAGCATGAATCTCGCCGGTACAGCCAGCAAGTCGCAAGCCGCCAGGATCGTTACTACCAGACTGAAAGAAGAGCTTGGCGGCATCGACTTGTCGGAATGGAAGTATGGCAGGGTACTCTCATTCCGGACTACGGTACTCGCTCTGAACACCGAGCCCGGCATGGTCTGTTCGATGACTCATCCGGACATGCCGGGACCTACCACCTACGGAGAGTTTCGCGTTACCGGATGGAAACTGAACAAGGATTTTTCCATCGACATTACTGGGCAGACAACGACGGATTCCATGTATTCTCTGATCGCCGGCCCGAAACCAGCCGACGTGGAAGTGTCGCCGTTCCCCCACACGATCAGGGACTTGTTACCGAGACCGCCCTTTGGTTGGATGCCGTGGCAGAGGGCACCGCTGGCCGCCGATCCGATTTATGATCCGACCGAATGGACATTCGATCTTGCCCCGTCCTACGAAACCGCCTCGGACGGAACCGCCCTGGCCAGACTCGTGCTTACCGGGAAACTGCCGGTGAACATAGTCAGTACGATCCGACCGCCGATTATCAATCCGGTCGCTACATACAATCAGTATTCCGGCTACGTCAAGGGAGGGAAGACCTACTACATAGCGATCTGCGCCGTAGATCAGGAAGGGCTTTACACACAGCCGTCTTCGGGTATTGCCAAGGTTGACGTTCCCGCACTCACCGATACCAATACATTGTTGCTCTCGGTGGAATCGTGGCCTGACGGAGCGCCTGGAGGCTACCACGTCTTCGCCGGGGAGGATCGCGACAGACTTTCCTGGCAGACTAGCGGTACCGGGACGCCGGGTACGATCTACCTGGATGGTCCTTTGATGGTCGCTGCCTGGGGTATGCCCGATACGGAAGTGGACAAGTTGCGGGTGAAGGTGAAGAAGATATTCCACAGCGGCGTCTTCGGATCGCAAGTTCTCGAAGTCACTGCCGATACCATCAAGGTCGCCGGTGGCGACTTCGGCACGGATCAGTGGGCCGGGTATGTATGTACGATTGCCGCGCTGTATAACGAGTTCAATCCGTTGCCCGTGTTGAGCTACAAAATATTGTCCAACACGTCCGACACGCTCACGCTTGAAGCGGGCCATAACCCGCTCACTGACGGCGTGCAGCCACTCGACGTGATTATCATGCGCGCCCGACCTACCGTGGTCGGTTCCAATTACATTGGCGATCCCAATTTTCAAAATTGCTTCCATCCTACCGGGGCCAATCCGGGCGAGGAAGTCGGGCGCATGCTTCGCATCATTGCAAACAAGGGCCGCGGTCAACGGCGGATCGTTACCAGCAATACTCCCTATATCTGGTATATCGACAGGCCCTGGACTGTGACGCCGGATGCGACTTCCATCATGGTGATCGAGGAGACGAAATGGGAAGTGAGAACCGAATCCCCGCCCATTGAGAACGATATGCACACCAACCAGGCCGAGTTCAGAGCCGGGGTGGATAACCTATTGCGGGAAACGGTGCTTGTGCAGGGTGCCCTGATCGACGGTAACAGCCATGAGACACCGGATGAGGATTGCCCGGTCAGGGAGATATACCTTTTCGGTGGTCCGGGTAACGTCATTCGCGATTGGGACCGCACATTTGTCGATGGTTCCGATCCCATTGTCGAGGGCACGGACTTGATGGACAATCACTACAGAGTCCGGTTGGAAGAGGGCGAGTATGTGTTGCTCGATGAATTCTCGTTGCAGTTGAAAACCGAGACGGACAGCGAATTGCGGGTGGACATCAAGCGTTCAAGCGACAACGGGTCCAGCTGGGATTCATTATTCACCATCGGTTATGCCAGCGTCCTGGGCGGAGAGAAGCGCGGTCTGAACGATGATTTTGCCATTCCGTATCTATACAACGACGACATTCTCAGGTATGATGTGTTGGCTGCTTCGGGAGGCGGTTTGGAAGGCTCTCTCAAGGGCCGTGTGGTTCAAGCATAAGGAGGGTTTGTGAAAGACTATAAGACAACCATTTTAGGTTGCGTCTCTGCGTTTTTTGGTTTCGTACTGTTCCAGCCGGAGTACTTTCCGCCGGTTCTGGTGGATGTGGCTGCGTACATTTTTGCTGGCGGTCTTGCCGCTCTCGGGGTTAGTTCTGTGGACTATCGGAGAAAGCGCAAGGACCGCCTGAATGGTTGACCATCTCGCGGATATCCCCGGTGAACTGCGGTACCTCGCCCTGCGTTTGGAGATAGCCGCCGAACTGGAGTATGCCGCCGAGAGAACAATCAGGCTGGCCGCCATAAAGTCGCGATTGAACAGCCTGCTGTGTAGTTTGCAGGAGGAGATCGGACACATGCCGCGAGACAGAATAAAGGCGTTACTACGTCTGCACGAGGACGAAAAACTGAAACCTTATCTGTGCCCAAGCGGGAAGCTGACCATCGGCGTTGGGCGCAACCTGGAAGATTTGGGCATAAGCAAGCAGGAATCCGGGTACCTGCTTACCAATGACATAATCCGCGTGGAGGGAGAGCTGGATCGAGCCTTGCCGTTCTGGCGTACCCTGTCGGAAGTTCGTCGGGCGGTGATTGCCGATATGTGTTTCAACATCGGACTTCCGAAGTTGCTGTCATTCCGCAAGATGCTGGCAGCACTTCAACAAGATCGCTACGAACAGGCCGCTGACGAGATGAAAGATTCAAAATGGCATAGCGATGTCCGCACCCGTGCCGAACGTCTTATCAAGATGATGCGTACCGATCAGTGGCCGCCTGAGATTCTGCCCACCGGGAGGTAGTATGTATATTTTTCGTGCCATCATCCTGCTGATTGCGGGGGCACTCCCACTTTTCCAGCTCGCGGATACCTATTATGTCTCCGAAAAGGAGTTTGTCGCCCACGAACGGTACCAGCGAGAAGCCTTTACACAATTGGACGCCAGGATTCTCGCCCTGGAGGCGTCGCAGGTGGGGACCGTACAGAGACTTTCTGCCATCGAGGCCAAAGTCGAGGGGGCTATTTATCTGCTGGGTGCCTTGACGATCTCCATACTTCTGCTGGTCCTGGAAACATTCCTGCGCATGTTGCGACAGGCTAGAGAGGACAGATCGCTCCGGGGGAGGGGCAATGCCAATTAATTACGCATCGCAGAGGACGTACCTGCAAGTCGATGCCAGTACGAAAAGCTCGATCATCGAGGGTATCAAAACTATCTTGCTGTCCGTGGGCTGGTCGCTTTATTCGTCCACCAAGGGCTGGGTCCGGTACGACTTTACCGGGGCACCGAGCAACGGTCAGACATCCACTTTGGCCGGGCAGAATTATCGTTTCGTGACCTCACTCTCGCAAGCCTACGACGTGCTGATTGACGGAACCGCGGCGCAGTGCGCGCAGAATCTCGCCGATGCCATCAACGAAGAGCCGACCACGAAAGGCACGAAGTACCATTCCGACACGGTGGCTCACACGCTGGTGGATGCCGAGATCGTCGATACGAGCAACGTCAAGGTATCAAACAAGACGGGCGGGCCTACTTATTACTGGTTTAACGATAATTGGGGCAACGTCACGCTCACGTCCAATTCGGGCTACAGCCAGGAAGGCGGATACCAGATCAAGTCCGCTAAAACTTCGCAGGGCCTGTGCGGCATCATTTGGCTCGTAGATCAAAACGACTCCAACAGCTACATTCGAGTGATTCCCATGTCGGGCGATGCAACGGCTTATGCCGACTATCCCGGCGGCTTGTCAGCATCCGTATCGAAGTACTATGACGTAATCGCCAATCGGCATCAGTTCGTCATCTGGCTGCTCGGGTCTAATACCGAGTTCATGCTGTTCACGACGCCGTATCTCAGGTCGCATTCGGTAGCCAAGGTGGTGGAGGGCGTTTCAGACAACGGAGGGGAATTCCAGGTCACCACCGCGGAAGCTCACGGACTGACTACTGGTGCTCACGTATATATCTCCAACGCGGAAGGCGTGACCGAGTTGAACGGAGATTGGGTCATTACTGTCATCGACGGTACGAACTATACACTGGACGGCTCCACGTATGCTTCCGGCTACGTTGCCGACAGCGCCAGGGCTGGCTCCGTCGAGCAGGTCAGTCGTTGCGTTTATTTTCAATCCCGGCTGTCCTACACCGGGACTACTTTGTATAACCAATTCCGCAACAATCACTGGGTTCGCATGAACCAGTCCAATGGTTCCAGGTGGTCTTGTCTGAATCAGTACGCCTGGTGCAGGACCGCTAGCGACCACACCATCGACAGACTCGTACTGCCAGCCGTGGAAGATCACTCCGGCTGGTTCAACGTCCTCAAGTGTTTCGGAGGCTACGCGAATTTCGCCGAAGCCCGTCTCGCATTCCCGGTGACTGCCGAGAATGCCACCTGTTACGAGATTGGCGAACTGTGGGATGCGTTTATCGGTACCGACGATATCGACAAGGACAAGATCAAGAACGGAATTGACGGGCACAACTGGATCAACCTGATGGATAACAACGAAGATTGCTGCCTGTGGTTCGCCACAGCTCCCGGATCGGAGGCTTGACATGCCCTTACGCGGAGCCGATCCTATCGCTCTCGTCGATTGGGATCTTGCCTACATCGAGTGCAACAGTCCGTTGATCACGGAATCCGTAAATGCCGTGGTGAACGATGACTCCGTGGACAAGTATTTCTATGGGCACTCTTCCTATCTGGGCAGCATCGAGTTTGAGCGGATTTTCACTCCTTGGAATCTGTGCTCAAGCACGGGTACGCCAGGGCAGTACTTCAAACGCCGCCACGTTTACTAACCCCGCCGTTTGCCCCCTCTTGCTGCACCCTCCAAATTTCGGTATAATCTAGTCGTATGAAAGTCATACTGTCAAATCGGGTCGCCAAGTTTGTGCCTGAGTGTCCCGATGCAATCCGGGAGATGTTTCGCTACCGGAAGCCGGGTTACTACTTCGCTCCCAGTTACCGACAGGGAGCGTGGGACGGTTATATCAATATGGTTCGCTGGGGGAAGGTATCCGCCGGATTGTTTCTCGCCTATCGGGATGAGATACTACAATGCGGGATTGACTGGGAGATCGAAGACGAGCGGGAGACCCCGAAGTTTCGTAAGGACACTGCCGAACCGGATGACAAAAAGTACAGATACCAGATGCGGTGCGTGCGCGCCATGATCGGCTCGGCCAATACCGGAGGTATCATACTCGCCGCCACGGGTTCCGGCAAGACCCGGATCGCCGGAAAATTCTTTCGCCGCCTACGGGGTTGCGGGATATTCATCGTGGATGAGCTGACTCTACTTCGCCAAGTCCGCAGCGAACTGGCGACGGTGCTGGAGGAGCCGGTCGGAATAGTCGGCGATCAGGAATTTGAACCCGCCCGCATTACGGTCGCCACCATTCAGACTTTACACAAACACCGCAACGATGACAAATTCATCGCCTGGGCGGGTGTCGTCGAGGTGATGATTATCGACGAATTGCATCTTGCCTTGAACAAGCGAAACATAGACGTTGTACGGGTGTTTCAACCGAAAGCCGCTTACGGACTGACCGCCACTTTGCAACTGGACAAGCCGCATGTCGCCATGCGCGCTTACGATCTCACCGGCCCGGTGATATTCGATCTCCCCGTTCAGGTAGCCACCGATCGCAAGGTACTCGCCCCCGGACTTGTCATCGGCCTGAACATCGTTCAGAAGGGAGATACCGATCTTGACTATCGCGATGCCTACGAAAAATTTGTGGTGGATGGCAAACTTTGGAACACTTGCGTCGTGGGACTGGTACGCGAAGCATACCGTCGCGGGAAACACATTGTCGTATTAGTGGAACGGGTGCGGCATCTGAAGTCTCTCAGCGCGGATATCAAGGTCCCGCACCGTCTTGCTTATGGTGAGATATCCGCCTTCCAGAGATTGCGCGCCAAGACAAGATTCGATGCCGGGAAGATTCGTCTTATCATCGCCAATAAGGTATTCAAAAAAGGAATCGACATCCGGAGAATTGACCTCATCATCGACGCCTGTTGCCTCAAGAGCCAGGACGATGCGATGCAGAAGTATGGTCGCGGTAAACGATTGTGCGATGGAAAGGTCGGGTTGATCTACATTGACATGGGATTCCGGAGCCCGGAAAAGAAGGGTAGCGTGTACTGGAATCGTTTCGCCCGTACTACCCGCCGTCGCCGGAAGGCCTTCCGGCGTGGTTCCGTACCGATATTTCGCATGACCTGGAAAGATGATCCGAAGGCCGTGCTGGACAAGGCCGAACAGCGTTTGACTGAAATTGTCGGCCATGAGTGACCGTTTAGAATCCCTACTACATAGTAGTAGGGATTTGCCGAGCATCACGGAGTCAGTACCACTATAGTTATAACTTATAACTGGAGAATGGAGAATGAAGAGGCAGACGCAGAGAAGCAGAAGACTTTTGAAGAGAGCCGTGTCTTTGTACGACACTGAAGTTCTCAGATGGTGTTGCGTAGTCGAGAGCGCCATGCGAGACTTGCGCGGGGAGACATCGGGGATGTTTCTCAGTGCCAGAGCCAAGGAACGTCTACTGAATTGGAAAGTCTGGGCCATGCGCCGACACGTCCAGCCCAAAGACCTGCTGAAGCTGATCCTGGACTGGGTGCAGAGACGGACTAACGGAAGATGGCGCGGTCGCATGTTCGGATTCCGGATTGCCTCGATGACCGGGGCCAAAGCCAGAGCCGAGATCATGACCCGTTTCCGCCGTGCCAGGGAGATCCACTGTCCGGAAGCGATCACGGTCGGCCCCAGGTTGCGGTGGCACCACAAGGATGCTCTGGACAAATACCGTCGCGCCGTTAGGAAGACCCGCGAGAAACGAAACTTGCCAAGGAAAGCGTTTCGCGGTTCGGGTGTCGAGAGGGGCTGGTCATGGCCAGTCTAGGAATCGAGGACGTGCTGACGAAGCTGACCGTGCTGGACCGGAGCTTTCTTTCCAGCGTGGGACACCTGCTGGTTCCCGACGACGTGCCGGAGCGGGGCAAGTGGTGGAAACAGCGGATCGTTTACGGGATCGCACTTTCCTACTGGAGCAAATACGAAGACCCGATAGGGGACATGCTCGGCGTGTCGGTTTCCCACTACCTGCGGAACACCCCGCTCAGCACACAGAGAAAGAAACTGCTGACGGAGTACGTGAAGGAAGTCCTGGAAAGCTCCCCGTATTCCAGAAAGCAGGCCATAGTGGACGTGCTCGGCCAGCATAAGAAAGAGTCCGCCAAGAGAGAAGCGGTGGAGCAGATGTCGCTGGCGCTGGAGCATGGCAAGCTGTCGGACCAACGATGGCTGGAAATTTCCGAGCAGGCGCTGAAGATCCTCGATCCCGCCCGGTACGTCGCCGAGGACTTTTTCCAGTACAACAGCGCCAGGAAGAGAGCCGCCAGGAGAGGTTTCTCGCCAGACGAGAAGCGGCCGTTCTTTCTTATCGACCCGCTGGATGCGCTGGTCAAGGGACTGGCCCGGGGCGAGATGGGGCTGGTGATGGGACCGTGGAAGCGGGGCAAGAGCCAGCTTGCCCTGTGGATTGCCGTAGCCTACGCCGTGCAGGGGTTGCGGGTGCTGTTCGTCACTCTGGAGGACTCCGGGAAGATTGTCGAGGACCGGCTGGACGCGAACATCACCGGACTGACCATGGGCGACCTGTATTCCAGGAGGCGGACGTTCAAACAGAAGTTCGAGGAGTTCAGGAAAAAGATTCGCGGGAATCTGCGGGTGATCGACGCCACCGCCGAGCCGATGTCGGTGCAGGACTTCGACCGGGCCTGGGAAGAAAACCGGAGGGACGGGTTTCCTGCCGATGCGGTGTTCGTCGATTACGACGACGAGATTTTGCCTCCGCGGAATCGCAAGGAGCGCAGACAGGAGTTTGCCGACGTGTACCGGGAGTTGCGGAGACTGGCCGCGAGGAGAAACGTCATCCTGTGGACACTGGCCCAGACGCAAAGATCCACCGAGCACTCCAAGATCATCAGCGGCGGGCAGGTCGCCGAGGACATCTCCAAGGTCCGCAAGGTCACCATGGCGCTGGGACTCGGCAAGGGAGATTGGGGCGACGGGAGTTTGTTTCTCTGGGTTGCCGCGCACAAACTGGACAAGCAGGACGTGGGTTGCAACATCATGAGCGATTTATCAAGATCGCTGATTTACGATCAGGAGAAGACACGAAAGGTCGCCCAAAAGAGGGCCAGGGAGTGAAGGGAGCCTGACACCTCTTCAAACTCGGTATAATATAGTATGGTGGTTTTTTCAACTCAACCGAAAGTGAGGTTTTCATGTCCACAACAACGCCGGGCACGCCCGGCCAGGGATTTGTGATCGCCACGCCGCGCGATTGCGCGGATCTTAATTGCTTCCGCCCCGACTGGTCGATAACCGGCACGGCGAAAGTCCTGGAGTCGGAGCTTGAAGGGTTC